GAGTAACATCATCTGGCTAGCAGGATCGAGCGACCGATACGTCGAAATCAAATCACGCTCCTCGGCAGACAACTCGCCGGCCAGACCCTTTCCGACCAACGCCGACTTGACTAGGTCAACCGCCTCCTGATCGGGCGGCGGGGGCGGGGGCCAGTCGGCCGTGTCGTCAGCTAACCAGTCCAAGGGGGCGGAGAACAGTTGGGCGAGTTTCAGGGCGAGGTCGAGGCGCGGGAGTTGGCTCTGGGATTCCATGCGGCGGACGTTCGTTCCGGCGCAGCCGACCTTCGCGCCGACCCATTCCGGTGATCTGTCCGCCCGAAGGCGCTGGATTTTCCTGCCGAATTCCATGGTGCTAACCGCTTATGTTGACCGCCGTTTCCGTATTCGGAAAGAAATTTTGCGTTTTTTTCCGGATTTGTGTTGATGTGTCGCTGTCTCCGTCTACAATACTCAACGGAGACAGAAAGAAATGCGACGGAAACAGGAACAACGGGTGAAGCGAAAAGGTGAATTGCGGTTTAACGTGGCGCCGCTCGTCGAGGCGAGGAATACTCTGGGGCTGACGAATACGTTGATTGCGGCGGCTGTCCGGTGCAATCAGTCGACGGTGGCCAGGACGCTCGGAGGACATCCGCATCACCAAAGCGCCCCGAGGGTCAAGGCGATCGCGGATTTTCTGCGTGTACCAATGAAATCGCTTGTGGTGGGGCATGCCGATCTCCCGTCTTCGGAGGACACTCAATGATACGCTCGCGAGACACGACCGTCGGGCGGGAATCGGACGCGATCTTTAGCGCCCGTGGCGGTCACGTGTCGGCATGGATGCCTTCGGGAAAATCTTTAGCGCCCGATGAAGGACGGGCGCTAAACGGGGTCAAGAAGGCGGTGGACCATGGCTGTGAGAAATTTGAACGTCTCGGCGGCGCGGCTGGCGGCCGTGCTGGGGGTCTGCGAGACCGCAACGTCGCGAAGGATCGCGATGGCCGAAGAACTGCTGGGCGGATATGTCCGCGACGGATGCAACCGATTGGCGGCGTCCGGAAGACCAGACAGGGTGCGGACCGCCGTTGTCCGGAGGCTCAGGACCATCTCGGCGGTCCTGACGCACTGCCCCGAGGACTTCGAGGCGTGGATAGATGCACTGCTGGTCGTGGATGGTAAATCGTAATTGGTGACCAAATGAGCGACGAAGCGAAATGTCCGATGTGTGGAATCGACGGTGAATCATGGATGGGCGGAGGGCAGTATCTAAGAATGGCGTCTGGCGGTGGGTATGGCTCTCACGGGGTAGGTGGAGTCGCTTGCCTCAAACGGCAACTGGCCCAAGCGAACGAGGAGATCGAGCGGCTGCATCGTCTGGCGAGTCCGCGAACGCCTGGAGGGCGGAAATGATGGCCAGACGAGGCGAAAAGGCGAGGCCGTATCGGGTGCGCGGCGTTTGGAACGGGTGGGAGTGGATAACCGACGAGATCAAGGCGTTCAGCGAGGTCCATGCGGCCGCCATGTTCCGTAAGAAGTATCACAAGGTCGCGTTCGTCTCAGCGAAGGAAATTACGCCATGAAGAAAAAAAGAGAATCGCCGGCGATGACGCTGGTCAGGCTCGTGTGGGACAACGCCCTGGGCGCGGGGCCGAACCATTCGTGGGAACGGATCAATGGCGCGATGCGGGCCGCGGTCGGTCTGGCGATCAGTGCGGGCCTGCGGTTCGAGCCGGGCGACTTTCAGGAGATGGCCGAATCGTTCGACATGAACCATTGGGCCGGCACGGACCCGCGCGGCGGGACGTACGGCGAGTGGTTCTACTCGCAGGCGGTGTCGAGCTCGAATCTGTCGGCGGCCCAGAGTTTTGAACAGTGGCGGGGGCGCGGGCCGTTCATCTTCGACAACTGCGATGGATGGTCGGGATATGGAATGGAGGCGCACGGGACGACGGTCCGCCGCACAGGCCGGCTGGCGGTCGGGGTACGGTTGCAGTGGCCGCATCGTAAGGACGGCCAGGAGACGGTGACCGTTACCAGCTTCGCAGGCGACGGATTGTCGCTGACGGCGTGTTCGTACAGGCAGGAGCGGTACGAGAAAAAGGTGCTTCACCGTTACAGGATCACGCGGGAGGATCTGGCGGCGAACAAGGCGATGCGGAAACAGGCCGCGAAGTTGCGGACGGCGAGGGCCAAATCGAAGTTCCGGGGCAAGCAGGCCTGGATAGCGGCCGAGGCGGCGGGAATCAAGTGGTCGGTCCTGGAGCGGATCGAACGTGGGGAGATCACGCCGACGGAGAAGCAACTGGCGGCGCTGACGAAGGTGTACGAGGACGGGACCAATGACTGAAACAACGTGCAAACCGGAGCGGCCGTTCTTCCAGGGCGGGGCCGCCGTCGAGAAGGTGGCGCTGAGGGAGGCGGAGGTCGCCGAGATGCTCAGCCTGGCGCCCAGGACGTTCAGGCGCTACCGAGTGATGTTCGAGGAATACGGATTGGTCAGGCTCAAGGGCGACGGCGTGGTCCGATACGCGGCGTCGTCGATCGGACCGATGGTCGAGGCCTGGGGCCGGGCCACGAGGGACAGGGAACTGGAATGAGAGTTTAGCGGCGGGGCTTGCCCCGCGCGTGCCGTTGGGAGCAGTGAGATGATGAGAGTGAATGACGTATTGGAAAGGGCCGAAGCGTTCCGCCAGAAGCTGAGGGCCGGAAAGTGCCTGGGCCAAACGGTTCTGTATCACCCGCGGTATGCCATGCGGCCCGATGCGGTGTTCCGGGTGACGGTCGGGCGGCGGGCGAAACGGTGGGGCATGGATTACATCACGATCACCCCCGTAGACGGGGACGGCAGGGACGTGGTGACGCCCGACGATCTGATCGAGGACACGCCGGAGGCGCTGGCGGCGGCGAGGGAAGATTTCGACATGCTGGAGAGGTATCGGTCGCTGACGGGGGGCAAGATGGAAAGGGTGATCGGAAACATTCGGGCGGCGGTGAAGCGAATTGGTGTCCGGAAACGCAAACCCGTTTACGGGCTGATGAAGGCAGCGGGCCTCTTGAAGCGGGACGGGGGGCCGAAGTGGAGGCGCATGAACGTCGGCCAGTTGCAGCGGCTGGCGAAGATCGTGGTCCTGACGGAGTACGGCCACGGCGTGGGCAACTGGACGGCTGAGAGTTTGGCAAGAGTGAACCCATGAGATGGTGCAGGTGCGGTGTGAGTCTGGACGTGAACGTGAACGTGAACGAGCGGTGCATGACATGCCGGGACTGGGTGCAAGGGGTCTGCGGCGGTATCGACGCCGAGCCGGGGTCGTGCTACGTCGAGCCGGACGGTCCGGGCGAGTCCTGGGACGATGTGACGGGCGACATTTTCGACGGTTTAGCGGCGAGTCAGCATGACCGCCCCGAGGTTGAGGTGAACCCATGAAAACCATCACGTTGTACGAACCGTGGGCGACCTGGGTCGGTCTCAAGTGGAAGAAGATCGAGACCAGGACACACGACCGATTCAAGTGTCTGGCCGGGCAGCGGATCGCCATACACGCGGGCCTGAAGTTCGACAAGTTCTGGCCAGAGGCCGCGTGCGACTACCTTACTGACGAGCAGAAGTGCTTCATGCTCCGCGTGGCGTCGAGTGTCGATGGCGGGATGCTGCACGGGCGGATCCTCTGTACGGCCTTCGTTGCCGAGGCGAGGCGGCTGGCGATGGGCGATTCGAAGCTGGCCTTGTGCGACTGCGGTCGCGGCGACCGGTTCGGCTTGGTCTTCGCAGATGTCCGGCCCGTCGAGGGTTATCCGAAGGCCAGAGGGCATCAGGGCGTGTGGGACTGGGAGCCGGACGAACAATGAACTGCATCTGGATAATAATGATCGCTGCGGGGGGAAACTGATGTGGGCGTACATCCCATCGATACACTCAGCCTGTTCTCCGGAGGCGGCGGGCTCGACCTCGGGGTTGAACTCGCATTCGGCCGAATCTTTGAGCACGTCGCTTACGTTGAGTGCGAAGCCTACGCGGTCGGCGTCCTTGCGGCGGCGATGGAAAACGGCTGCCTGGCTGAGGCGCCTGTCTGGTCTGACGTGCGCACCGTTTGCGGCCCACAATTCCGCCATTACGTTCGCCAGGCGACGGGCGGCGGTGGAATCGGGGCGTTCATCGCCGGGTATCCCTGCCCGGACTTCTCGTGTGCCGGCGGGCGTGCGGGCATTCGCGGCGCTCGCGGGTCGCTTTGGTGGTCGCTCGCTGAGGCGATTGCGGAATACGAACCCGAGCTGCTGTTTCTCGAAAACGTGGGCGGGCACACTTCTTCCGGGTTCGATACCGTTTGCAGTTGCCTTCGAGCGATGGATTATCGGATTGCGGGGGGACTGTTTACGGCGTCGGAAGTCGGCGCCCCGCACAAACGGCAGCGACTGTTCGTTCTGGCACAGCGCCTCGACGAGGGACCACGTGACCGACGGTCCGGCGGTCCTGGAGCGGTACGGGACGGAGGAGATGGGGACAACGGAACAACGATTGCGGAACCAGGCGATGACATGGCTGACCCCCCACGGAGCGGGGAACGTGGACGCATCGGGCAAACAGGGCGGGACGGGGGAACTGGGGGCCCAGGCGACGGAATGGCCGACGCCCGCGGCGAACGCGGGACTACCGCACGCCGAACTCGGCCGAATCGCAGGCAACGCGGCCGGATCCTCACGGGGCCAGCAAGTCCAGAACTTCGTCGAACACGACTGCCGGATTTCCCGCCCGGCCCCGGGGACATCGACGCCTGGCAAAAAGTGCTCGAAATCGACGGCACCGTTGAACCGGCGTTCCCTCCGGACGCTTTTGGAATGCTTGTCCACGCAAGGCGACTCTATCGACTCGTCGCTCCTGGCCGAAATCGCCGCGAGCGTGGGGCGGCCAGCCGCGCGGCGTTTGAACGCCAAATTCGTCGAGTGGCTGATGGGCTGGCCGGACGGACTCAGCGCCTCCGGCTGCTCGGAAACGGAGTGGTCCCGCTGGAGGCGGCGTATGCGTTTGCGACTCTCGGCGCTTGTCTGTGGGGATGAATTATGACCGTTTAACGGCGGGGCATCGCCCCGCGTGTGTGCCGTTTGGAGAAATGAAATGACATCTGAAACGCCAGGGACGGCGATGAAAACGTGGACCAAAAGGGAAGGGCCGTGGTGCCTGCGGTCGAGATGGCCGCTGACGCCGGAAGGGACCGGTGCGTTGCTCTGGACCGTGGCGGTCCTGTTGTGGGTGGCGCTTCTCGCGCGGTCCGGCCGAAGCGAAGGGAGACGGCATGATGAAGATATGGATCGAGTACCGGCGGCCGGGCGAGAAGTGGTGCCGCTGTCCCGAGGAGCACCAGCCGGAGATGTTCGTCGACTTCGAGGCCGCCAGCCTGTTCGTCGACGGACAGATCAACGGCGGCCTGAAGGACGCCGAGATACGGATATGCGGGTCGCCCGGCTGATCGACGCGATCGGGGCGGTCGAATCCAACAACGATGACGAGGCGGTCGGTGATTCAGGCAGGTCGCGGGGCCGATACCAGATTTCCAGGGCGTACTGGATAGACGGAGGCGGGCGGGCCGACGAGTACACGCACCGGATCCGAAATCCGCCCGACTGCAGGGCCATCATTCTCGGATACTGGCGCCGCCACGCACCGGCGGCGCTGGCATCCGGTGACCTCGAAACGCTCGCACGCGTCCACAACGGCGGACCGAACGGGCACCGGAAGCGGTGCACCGAGAAGTACTGGCGGCGGATACGGCAACGGATGGCACAGAACGCGAGTTTAGCGGTCGAACTTGTTCGACGTTCGCCGTTTTGACAATCGAACACGGGATAACGCGGTGAGTGCCCCGGCTCGGTGGAGCCCGAGTGGTTCGTGGATCACGCTCGAAAACCGCCGCGGATGTCCTCCTTTCGACAGGTCCGCCCGGCCGCCGGCAATCCGGGCCGGGCGGGCCAGTTTGGAGCCCGACCGCTCGCGGTTTAACAAGCGAAGCGCGGAAAAGGCGGTTGAACGAATTTGGAGAAATGAAATGCCAGACGAAGCACACGCAGATCAGGGGCCCGTCGATGGCGGCGAGGCCGGGACTATCGAGACACTCAAGAAGTTGCAGCACTACCATGATCGCAACAAGGAACTGATCGCCGAGGTCCGCCGGACGCGGGAGATATGGGATCGGGCCAAGGCCGAGGCCAAAGAGACGCGGGCGGCACACGACGAGGCCGTCGCCGACCTCCTGGCGTTCGGCAACGACGAGCAACTGCCGCTGATGCAAATGGCGGCCGAGAAGACGGAAGGCGAGGACACGCCGACGCCGTGGCGCGAATATGAACTGTGCGAACTGAAGGGTCTCAAGCCGAAGCTGATCGAGAAACTCAACGACGCGGGGGTCCGGTCCGTCGGCGACCTGGCCGACTTCCAGGGCGAACACGGCGAGTTCTGGTCGCAGGACATCCGAGGCGTCGGGGCGAAGGCCCAGAGGCAGATCGAGGACGCCTGGATCGCGTTCTGGTCGGACCATCCCGAGGCACACGACGAGTGGCGGGCGGCGGCCGTGTTTAAGCGGATTGAGATGATGGAAAAGGGCGACGGCCCGCCGGCCGAGGCCGATGAGGCGGCGTAGCGGCGGAAACTGTGCCCGGTGGCGGTGGGTCACGGATGACCGCCGCCGCCGGGCCCCATGAGAGTTTAGCGGCGGGACTTGTCCCGCGCGTGCCGTCAGAGGCGAACAATGATTGATAAGAACGTCCAGTACGACGAACAGCAGTTAGTGGCGGACCTGGATGGTCTACGGCGGAAACGACTTGGAGGTGTAGGCGTGGCGAAGAAATGAATTCCATCCGTCAAGAGTTGAAGATCGCCAGGGAGACCGTGGCCAGGCAGCGGGCGGCAATCGCCGACCTGAAGCTGCGGCTCTGGCGGGTCAACAGGAACCTCCTCACGGTGCTGGAGAAGATGGAGCAACTCAAGATCGACAAGTTGACGCTGGAAAGACGGCTCGCCCTAACGGCGGACAAGATGTCCGCCTCGTCTGAAGAAGCACGGAAGCATGGTTCGAAATGAGATCATAATCGGCGACGTGCTGGACCCGGCCACGTGGTCGGCGATACCCGATGCGTCCGTACAGTGCGTCGTCACGTCCCCGCCGTACTGGGGCCTGCGCGACTACGGTACCGCGACCTGGGAGGGGGGGGATGCTGAGTGTGACCATTGCGTAGACGGCTTTACTACGGTTGTGAGTGACAAGCAGGCCAGTAACGCCGCCAGTGGTAGCAAGCAAGCCCGCGATGTTTGCCCCAAGTGCGGCGCCAAGCGCATCGACGCCCAGCTTGGCCTGGAGGCGACACCGGAGGAATACGTCGAAAAGATGGTCGCCGTCTTCCGGCACGTCCGGCGAGTGCTCCGCGACGACGGGGCGCTCTGGCTCAATCTGGGTGATTCGTACAACGGATACATGGCCAATCAGCGGGCAACATCCATCTCGGCGCGAAATCAGAGCGCTCGCCCGAATTTTAAATCCGGCCATGGACCGCGGACCCGCGGCCTCAAGCCGAAGGACCTGGTCGGCGTCCCGTGGCGTGTGGCGTTTGCGTTGCAGGCCGACGGCTGGTATCTGCGACAGGATATCATCTGGCACAAACCTAACCCGATGCCCGAATCGTGCCGCGACAGATGCACGAAGGCACACGAATACATTTTCCTCCTGACGCAGAAGCCGCGGTACTTCTGCGATATGGAGGCGGTGAAAGACGTTGCGCAGACGGGCGGGAACATTGACGCCCCGGCGACGGGAAAAGCCAACAAGCGGTCCGTCTGGACGATCCCGAGGGAGGCATATCCGGAGGCCCACTTCGCCACGTTTCCGCAGAAACTCGTCGAGCCGTGCATTCTGGCAGGGACATCGGCGAAAGGCTGCTGCCCGGAATGTGGGGCCCCGTGGCGGCGGGTGGTGGAATCTGAGAAGCACTTTCTGAGCGGATCCGGCCAGAGCGGCAAGAAAATTGCGGGTAAGCACGGGCCGAAATGTCAGGGCGGCGGCAATACGGGCGACATTCGCAGGGGGCCGGTAATCGAATCGCGCACAACCGGCTGGGAAGCGTCCTGCGAATGCGAAACAGACGGGCCGTGCCCCTGCATCGTCCTGGATCCATTCCTGGGGTCCGGTACGACCGCGGCCGTCGCGGCGGTGTACGGGCGCGACTGGATCGGAATCGAACTGAAGCCGGAATATGCGGACCAGGCCCGCGACCGGATCGGCAAAGCGACCGTCGCGGGGTACGTGGTCCAGGACACGCCGGAGGACGCGCCGCTGTTCAATGAGAGTTTAGCGGACGATCTTGATCGTCGCGCGCCGTTAACGACGGCGGGCGGACATGCTGTCCGCCGCTAAACCGCCGAGGTGAAGAAATGAGCATGGACCCGGAAATCAAAGCGGTCATCGACGGCGAGGCGGACGGATGTATCGTCTGGGGCGACTGCCTGGAAGTGATGGCCGAAATGCCCGACGGATGCGTCGATTGCGTTGTGACTGACCCGCCCTACGGACACAACAACAACAACAACGGCGATCTGATCTCCCGTTGGGAGGCCGCACTGGGGCGGGGCGATTACGTCCCAGAACGCGACAATCGACCCATCACCAACGACGGGGCCGAGGCAAACGACGTATATCGGGGGAGCCTTCCGAAAATGCGGCGGATTCTGAAGCCCGGCTGCTGCTGCTGCTGCTGCGGCGGCGGCGGCGGTCCTGACCCGCAATTCGCCCGATGGTCCCTCTGGATGGACGAAGTATTCTCGTTCAAGCAAATGATCGTGTGGGACAAGGGGCCGATGGGAATGGGCTGGCATTATCGTCGATCATATGAAACGGTCCTCGTCGGCAGCGTTCCGGGTGCGGCGATTCGATGGAACGGCGGACGACGTACAGAAAATATCATTCGGCCCGGTGACTACGGAATCAGGAAGATCATCCCAGGCGAAAACGATCATCCCTGCGCGAAAGTTCCCGAGTTATACGCCCACTTCATCCAACTCCACACGAACCCCGGTGACATCATCCTGGATCCGTTTGCCGGCGAGGGTCCGTGCGCCGTCGCCGCCAAGAAACTCGGGCGGCGGTGGATCGGGATCGATATCAATGAGACGTACTGCCGCAAGGCCCGGGCGCGTGTCCGGGACACGGAAAAGCCGCTTTTCGACGACGTCGCCCAGGACGTGCCCGACGACACATCGCTGTTTCCGAATGATCTAAACGTGGAAGAGAAACCGACATGAGCATGCCGAAATCAAACATCGGGTACAAAAACGATCAGGTCACCGAATACTACGGATGGAACCCGTGCGGATACGGGTGCAGCCGCGGGTGCGACGGGTGCTGGGCGAAAAAATGGGCGGCACGCGGCCTGGCCAAGTGCGAGATGTGCAAAAAGTTCCAGGTCCACGTGCATCCCAACCGAATGAGGCAGCCGGAAGATACGAAGATCGTCGGCGTCGTACTGGCGAACTTCTGCAACGACTGGCTGGACCCGCAGCGGGAGTCGCGGTGGATCGACAGTATGATGGAAATGATGCTCGGCCGGGCCCCGTGGCATCACTACGTCACGTTGACGAAGAATGCAAAGCGGCTCAGGAGGCTCATCATGGCGATGTCCTGGCCGGTCGGCTGGGACGCCGCGAATATCTCGCATGGGCTGAGCGTCTGCAATCAGGAGATGGCCGACCAACTGGCGACGTTCAGCGACGAGCAGTTGAAACGGATGTGGATATCGTTCGAGCCGCTGTGGGAGGCGGTCAAGTTCTGGTGGATGACGCCCGTCGCCACCGCGAGGCACATCCGCGGCGCGATCGTCGGGCATGATCGACGCAAGGGGGCGCCGGGTACCGAGACGCTGGAGTGGGTGCGCCAGATCGTCAAGCAGTGCGATATCACGATGACGCCCGTGTACGTCAAGCAACTCTGGATCGATGGGAAGCTGGTGACGGACGCCGAGAAATTCCCCGTGGACCTGCGGCGGCGGAATCTCCCGTGGGGACCCCCGAACGGGTCGCCCGTTTCGCACGAGAATGCCGTCGGGCCGTCGCCAATTGCCAAATGCCAAATGCCAAATGCCAATTGCCAGGTGTAAGCGATGACCGACCGTGCCGTCAAAACGATGACGCCGCGAAGAAGGGCGGTCGCCGAGAGGCGATTGAAGGGCCTCTCGGCGGTGGAACTGGTCAACGTGCTGCGCGGCCTCGACGTGTCGATCGCCGAGACCCTTTACGACGCAAAGGCGTTTCAGGCGAAACGGATGATGATCTACACGGAAATGAAGAATCGCGAGCAGGAGGGGAAGCCCAATGTCCGCCGCGGGCGGCAAGCGAAGCGGCGGGGCCAGCCGCTCAATGAGAATGATCTCGCCGCCGCGATGGAGATGGCCGACGGGTGTGTCCGGACCGCCGCGGTGATGCTCGGTGTTACGGCGGCCTGGGTCAGCAATCGCCTCAAGGCGTTCGGATTGAAGTATATGGTCAAGAAACGGTAATTGGTAACTGGTGATTCGTAACCGGGAACCGCGAAAGGACAACGGCGTGGAAATCGAACGTAGAGAGAACATCGACCCGAAGACGATGATGGGCTTTCCGACGGACGCGATGATCTTCCTGGGAAGCCCGTACAGCGATCCGGACGCGAAGGTCAGGCGGCGGCGGTTCGAGGCGGCGTGTGTCGCGGCGACGTATCTGGTGGGGACGGGGATGCGGATCTTTTCGCCGATCGTGCATTCGCATCCGATCAGCCTGGGTGGTAATGACCCGATGGCGTTGGACTTCTGGCTGTGGCAGTATGAGCCGATACGGGAGATGTGCGAAGGGATGATCGTGATGAGACTGCCGGGGTGGCGGGAATCGACGGGCCTGGCCTTCGAGATCGCCGAGTTCGAGGAGGCGGGCAAGCCGATTCTCTACATGGACCCCGTGACGATCAGAACGGACGGGTGGGCAGTGAGGCTGACCCCGGACCCCGAGCACGTGTTCGAGCCGCTTGCGGTTTAACAAGCGCAGCGCCGTGGCCGGAGTGAAAAAATGGCACGCAGTGGAATGAAAACGGTGTGGTACATCTGCCGGTGGCGGGAGATGTACGAACCCGACGACGCCAGGCGAAAAGGGTCACGGACGGCCCTGCAGTTCGTCAAACAGTGGGTCCGTGGCGATAACGAGACCATCTGCCGCCAGGAGATCGAGGCGACACGCCGGGCGATCCTGCGGGCAGGCGGACGCGACCTGTGGGCCCTGTGGTCCTGGATCAAGATCGCCGCCGCCGACCACAGGCACTTCCGCGGCTACCTCCTGGACGTCAGAAGGACCAGGGCCGCGACCTGCCGCGAGGTCGCCGAACAGATTGGAATCGACCTGACGGACCATAAAGAGGTTTCCGTCGCGCTGAAGAAGCTCCAACGGCTCGGACTGGTCGAAAAGGTCGAGCCGGAAGAAGTTTTCGATTGGCGGGTCTTCAAGCAAGACGATAAGTCCGTACTGCAAAAGGTCAAGATGATGAAAGTCGATGGACGGCGGAATTTGACGGAATCTGACGGAATCATTCCGCCAAATTCCGCCGACGTTACCCGCCCGCGCGCGTACGCGAACGGGAACGGGAACGGGAACCCACCACCCGACGTTGCGGGTGGTGGGCAACGGGTAATTGAACCCGAACGAAAACGGGAACAGGAACGCAACGGCGACCCACCGCCGGAACCGGCGGAGACGAACGCGAACGCGAACGCAACGGCGACCGTGGACGCGAACGGGATAGTCGAAATCGAAATGGGACCGGAAACGGAACACGACGACCCGCCCGGCGGCGAACGGCCGCCGCCGGAGACCCGGCCCCGAGACCGGGCAGGGACGGAGGGGCAGGAGCAATCCCGCCCCCCGTCCTGTCCGGATAATGAAGACGTGCGGGGGAGACCACCGCCACCGGAGATCGCCGGTGTCACGACGGTCCCCCAGGCGATCTGGGACGCCGAGGAGTACGGCAGGCAGATATTCACGCGCCTGCGCTTCCCGCCGCGACTGGCCGTCCGCGAGCGGCTTTCGCAGGTCGCCGCGATCGCGAGCAAGTGGGCCGAGTGGCTCGATGCGTTGAGGCGGGCGGGCCTGGGCGATGATGACATAGTCGATTTCGCAGAGCGGCGGATATCGAAGGCCTGCCACCTGGCGAAGCAGGATCTCGACACGGACAGGGCAGATGAGGCGATGGGCGGACATCCGTATGCACTGGCATGTGCCAGGGCGAGGATCTGGATGGCGGACCTGGGCGTGCAGGCGGCGAAGTGGCTTTTGACGACCGGCCATGGCGGGCGAAACCGCTAGCGGTTTAACAAGCGAAGCGCGGAGATGTGAACGATGAACAGACCGAAATGGTGGACGCGGATGGTCGGATGGTGTGTCGAGAGGCTGTTTGCGGGGGAACTCGCGCTGATCAAGGAGGAGGCGGAGAGACTCGTGATCTCACGGGAACGGGCGGATACGGCGGCGATGCGATTGCGTGAAGTTGAGGCCGAGACGGCAGAGACACTCGCCCGGATGCTGAACCTGAAAGTGGAATCGGAGGAAATGAAGGTCGGCCCGGGTGTGACGTTGACGTTGGTGGCGGTGGCGAATGTCTCGGATTGCGTACTGTGGAGATTTGCAGATGTCGGTGGTCAGGCGCATAGGGCCGAGTACTACGCGCACGCAATGGCGGCGAAGCTGGCGCCGCTGATCGAAGCGGAAATTGCAAAGCGGGTGGTGAGGCGGATGAGGTGAGGTGACCGATGGACGAGGAAAGCGGTATCGAACTGGTCGCGACGGACGATCTGACCGTCGAACTGATGCGGCGGTTCACGCACGGCGTGGTCCTCTTGAGGCGCGACAGGATAACGGAAATGCCGGAGGTGATTCACGAGATGAAGATCCGGTGGATGGGAAACGCGCACGTCTGCATCGGCATGATAACGAAGATGGCGCAGGACATCGCCCTCCAGATCAAGTGGGTCGATCTGGAGGGCGAGGATGCTGATGAATGACCCGCGGTGATTCGGAACTCAAACCCGCGACGTGCCGGCGGTGCTGGCGGCTGAAGCATTACACGCAGGCGGCGGCGCCGGGGCGGGACAAGTGGCGGAACATCGACTGCTACTGCGATGCGATGGCCTGGATACCCGATGAGGTGGGCCTGGACACGGAACACTGGTGTCTGTACGTCGTGCCGGCCGGTTAACGGCGGGGCGGACATGCTGTCCGCCGGTAAACGAGGCGGATCGTCGGAAAAACCAAGTGTCCACCGGGGGGGGATCCAGATTAGTTCGGGGCCTGAATCACGATAACCGCTGCACCATTAACCGTTTATCCCACCCGTAAAATAATCGTGCAAAAACGGTAAAAAACCTTGACTTTCAGACGTGAATACACGATAATACAATAGATGGCAAAGGACATCACAACACGAAACACCAACCCGAACCTGAAAGGAACTACCATGAACATGAACATGAACAACGATGACGCCGAGACGATGAACAACGATCAGACACCACAACACACACAAATACTGCACGAGGCAACTGGGATGGGCGTTAGTGGCCCCGGCGGCATTTACAAGCCCGACGCCAAGGCTGTCACCACACCAAACGAACGCTGCGAACGTTGCGGGGCTCCCGGAATGTGGATTGCCGGGGCAGGCGAGGTCCTGTGCGTCAGACATCAGGACAGCTACTAACCCCCCACCCGAGCCCTCCACGGAGGGCGCGGGCCGGTAAACGGTCGATCAATAACCCGAACGAAAGGACAGGACGATGAACCAGGCTACATTTATAGTTGACAGCGAATCGAGCACATGGGGCACGTATGCCACCGCCACACAGGCGGAACGCTACGCGGAATACCACGCACAAAAATTACGAGAGTGGCTGGACACCGAATATCCTGATGCTGACGTGAGGGTCACGTCCGCCATGGGACGATCCGGCGATCTGGGTCCCTATGCCGCAGAAATCTCATCCTCTGCGTATGAGATTATGGAGGCCCTGGACGCGAGATCGGAAAAAACGTGGCTGGACGATGCCTCCGAGTGTGAAGCGGCGCACATGGCCGCCGCCGCTCGACGCAAGGAGAAATAATGAACATCGCCAAAAAAATCAAGGGCGTCCGTGAGGCGCAGATCAAATCTCACGGCCGCGAGGACTGGACGCAGGAAGCCTGCGCGAAACGGGCGCGGATGTCACAATCGCAATGGGCGGACCTGGAAAGAGGCCGATATTCGCCCCAGTTCGATACCCTCCAGCGCGTCGCCAAGGCATTGCAGTGCTCCGTTGCCGAAATGGTGCAGCGGTTATCGTGATTCAGGCCATCGCATCGCAGTAGCAGTCGATGTTCCGCTCAAGCGGTCAACGTCCAATCGCCGACATTGACCGCGCATGGCGAAAAAGGCGAAAAAGGCGACAGCGCCGAAAGGCGCGAAACCGCGAGCGGAGACCAAAACACGCCGCGCGAAGACCAAATCGAACAGTTTGGGGACCAAATCCGCGTTTGACTCGCTTTCCTCCAAACAAAGGCTTTTCGTCATCAAATATCTTGAGTCGCTGAACGGGGCAAAGGCTTATCTGGCAGCAGGTTACCGTCCGAGAGGGGCGGACGCCGGGGCGTCGAGATTGTTAAGGAATGTTAAGGTGGCCAGCGCCATCCGAGAGGAATTCGAGACGCACGGAATCACACGAGAAGCGGTCCTCATGGAGGTCGCCAAGATCGGTTTCGGGGGCGATATCGCCGACTTCGAGCCGTACATCCAGTGTGAAAAATCGCTGCGGGAACTCCGCCAGGACGGGGTCGATACCGGACTGGTTCGCGACGTGTGGGAAGAGCGGCGGATGCTCACGGACGACGACGGTAACGAGATCGGCGAGGTCGTCAAGCGCCGGCTGGCCATGTACGACAGGCTGACGGCCATGGCTCTGGTCGCCAGGGTGCTGGGGATCGTCAGCGAAAAACGGGTGCACTCAGGGAAGGTGGACGGGACCGCGGCGGCCGTCATCATGGACCTGCGAGAAAAAAGCGATGAAGAACTCATGCGCATTGCCGGGGCCGTTGAACGGTTTGAAGTCCGACCCGACCGCACTGACGGCGGTGCTCCGCGCGCGGTGGGAACTGGCGAGACGTGATCCGATACTGTTTCAGCGGTGGTTTGTTTGGACATGCGATCAGCACGACCAGGACAATCCGATCAAGCGATGGCCGTGGCATCTGCCGTACATCCAGAACATGACGAGGCTCTGGCAGCGGAACCTGTGTATCAGCGTGCTCAAGGCCAGGCAGATGCGAATGACGTGGCTGTTCGTGATTTTGTGCCTCTGGGACGCGCTGTTCCATCACGGGCGGCTCATCATGTTCCAGTCGAAACGCGAGGAGGACGCCATCGGCGACGAGACTTCCGGCGACGGGCTGCTCGGGCGGGCGAAATTCATCATGAACCACATGCCCGGACGCGAAATTCTCGTGCCGGACTACACGCCAATGGGCAAAAAGATACTGCTGCCGTCGAACAACTCGACGCTGTGGGCGATCCCCCAGGGCGCGTCGATCATCAGACAGCGGACGGCATCGAGGATACTGAGCGATGAGGCGGCGCTGCAACCCGAGGCGGCCGATGCGTACACCGCTGCTCGCCCTTGCATTCGCGGCGGCGGCGGCTATTCATCCGTCACCACGGCCAACATGGCCGACGGCGGGCACACGCGCCTGCTCCACGAGGACCGGCTCGATGAAGGTTGACCGAGTGATAGCCGACGACGAGCGGTTCGCGATAGCGACGGGCGAGTCGCGGGTCATCATGCCGGGGCTGACCGTCCACGGCAATCGGAACGGGTTCGTCGCGGTCGACCTGGGCATGGAGGCGGACCCGCAGACGTTCACGCCGGAACTGATCGAATCGGAGAAGGCGGGCATGCCGGGCTGGCGGTGGAAGCAGGAAATGCTCCGCGACTGGGACGCCCAGACCGGACAGCCGGTCTTCGAGGAGGAGTGGATCGACCGGCAGCGGGCGCGGGCACGCGAACCGGTCGAGTATATGGACATTCACCGGCTGAGCAAAAACGGGGTTGTCCAGCGCGACAGTCTGGGGCACGTCAAGTACGTCCTGGTCCCGAAGTCGCGCAGGCGCGGGCGCCTGAAGGTTTACATCCGGCCCGAGACGAGGCCCGCCGGGCTGCCCGAGCACGTGACCGAATTCTCGCGCGAGGCGGGCATCGGGATCGACGTGGGCGAGGGCGTCGAAAAATCCGATTCGACGATTCAGGTGTTTTTCAACGACACACGCGAACAGGCCGCGTGCCTGGCCTGCAACACGATCCGGCCGGGTATGCTCGGGCGGTTCGCCGTCGAGGTCGGGCGGTTCTTCAACAACGCACTCATCTGCTGCGTCCGCAAGATGCACGGGATCACCACGATCCGGGCGATGGCCGACCGCGGGTACCCGATGATCTGGCGCGACACCGACCCGAAAACGGTCGTCGAGAAACGGACCGCAAACCTCGGCTGGAAACGCGGCGAGATAACAGACGATCTGCTCATCGGCCGGTGGATTGACGCGATGGAGGCGGACCTGGTGAAGTTGTACGACATCGAGACGATAAATCAGCATCGGGCATACATTTACGACGAACTCGGCAGGCCGTGCCATCAGCGATTGAAGTCACAGCCGGTCGCCGTACGCGAGAAACACGGCGACCTGGTCATCGCCGGGGCACTGGCGTGGCGGGCGTGCCTGGACCTGCCGAAATTCAAGATCCGCACGCCGATGGCGCCGCCGCATAACTCGCCGGCCGACAGGCGGAAACGATATGAGGCCAGGCGGAACAAAACGGGTGAGAGATGGTGAATCAACGGCTGGCAATTGGCAATTGGCACTTGGGACTTGGCGACGGCGAACGGCGAACGGCGTGTCCTCGGTTCCCCGCAAGGGGAGGCGAGGCGCCGGTAGAGATCAGGACGGTGCGTCGGGAGATCCACGTGCGTTTGATTAAGCCGAACTGGTGGGGGCGTCTGAAATGGTGGCTGAAGAAGCGCCGTCTTAAACGGTCCGGCGAGTGGGCAGAGTGCATGGAGAAGATGCGCCAAGCGCGGGAGGAGGCCACGGCCGAGGCATTTGCCAAGGCGCTCCGGTCGGGTCATCGGGGTTCGTGGCTGTATCACGGGTGAGTTTAGCGGACGATCTTGATCGTCGCGTGCCGTTGGGAGACAAACGATGGTCGCAGTGAATGAAAGACCGAAGGTCAGTTCCAGGGTGGACCCGACATCCGCCGGGCAGGAAGACCTCGTGCCCGGCGGGCCGGCCGGGCCGGGCATAAAGACCTCCCGGAACGATCAGGACGCGCTCCAGGCCAGGAAAGTCCGGGAACTGGTCCTGTTCTCCGAGCGGAAACTCCAGCCGCACCGCGACAAGCGCACCGAACTGCTCCGCCACTTCTGCGGGCCGCACTACGGGGCGAACCCAGACATGGCCGAACCGCTGAACCTGATCTATTCGATGGTCTCGACGCTCGTGCCGTCACTGCTGCTGAGGCCCAGGGCGAAGGTCACCAGCACCAACGAAGAGCTGCTCGCGTTCGCCGAGACGTTCCGGCTGGCCATTGACGATGAACTCAAGACGCTCCGGTTCGACGGGGCGATCAAGTTGGTGGTCTACGACGCCCTGTTCGCGACGGGCGTCACCAAGTGCGGGCTGAGGGCGACCGGGCCGGGCTTCGACACGAACGGGAACATCGCGGAGGACGCCGGGGCGGTCTTCTGCGACCCGGTCGATTTCGACGACTACGTGATCGACATGACCTCCAAGACACGGTCCGGCGCGGCCGTCGAGGGCAACCGGTACATGGTCGAGTACGAAGACGCCATGGACTCGGGGCGGTTCGACAAGGATGCGCTGGAGCGGATGCACGCGGCCAAGGTGGCGTCGCGGTCGGCGGGCAAATCGGCGGCCGTGATCGACGGGGCCAGGCCGACCGAACGCCAACAGTTCGAGCTGTACGACCGCCTCGAACTGATGGACCTGTACCTGCCGCGCGAACGGGCCATCGTGACCATCGCAGGCGACCCGAACTTCGAGATCGACGGCTATCTCGCCCGCAGCGATTGGACGGGTCCGGCGTCGGGCCCGTACGACATCTATGGCTTCACGCCCGTGCCCGGCAACATGCTCGACCTGCCGGTCTGCCTGGTGATCTACGACCTGTTTCTGCTCATCAACCGCGTGGCCAGGAAAATCGGCAGGCAGGCCGAGAGGCAAAAAGACATCGGCCTCTTTTCCAAGGGGCACGAGGACGCGGCAGAGGCGGTCAGGGACGCATCAGACGGCGAGATGGTCGGTGTCAACAACGTCCAGGACGTGACTAATTTTTCCATCGGTGGCGTCAACGAGGCGGGGTACAAGGCCGTCGCGTGGCTGCAGGACTGGCTGAACCGGATTTCGGGCAACACGGACATCCTCGGCGGGCTGAACGCCGACGCCAACACGCTCGGACAGGACCAGATGAACCTCGCCAGCGCGGGCGTGCGCGTGAACGAATGGCGGGCCGAAGTGAGCGCGGCGGCCGATTCGACCATCGAGAAAATCGCCGGCTTCGTCTGGTCTGACCCGGTGACCGTCAGGCGCCTCCAACTGGAGATCGGAGAGGGGCTCAAAGTCGCGCGGCTGTGGGACCCGGCCAGGAAACAGGGAAAATTCGAGGACTACGGGCTGAAGGTCGATCCGTACCACTTCCGCGACCGGTCGCCGGACGACATGTACCGGATCGTCAGGCAGTGGGTCACCGACCTGGCGCAGCCGGGGATGGTCCAGGCGGCTGCGGCGCAGGGGATGGCGCTCGACGTGGCGAAAATCGCGGAAATCACGGGCCAGTACCTCGGGATCGACGAGCGGAACGCGATGTTCAAGGCGATCCCCGATATCCAGATGAACGCGAAACCGCAAGGCGGCGCGGCGAGGACGACGATCACGAATAACATGGGCGCCGGGCGGACCAGGGCCGGGACGCTGGGCGGACGGCGCGACCAACCGGGGTCCGGGACCACCGGGCCGGGATCGAGTAACCAACAGCCGGCCGGAAACAAACAACCGGCGGCGGCAGGAGCATGAAGATGGCAATCGAGAGAATCAACAAGTCGGTGCGCAGGACCACGCCGCCGAAGAGGACGATCGGGCAGTTGCAGGAAAGCTACGAAGCGGCCGTGTTCGTAGGCGACCAGGAGACGGCGGCGATCCTCAAGACAATGATACAGGAAAGGGGCGGGGCGGTGGCCGAGACGCCGCCGGCGGATGAGTCCGAAGCGGACAAGCTCGCGAGACTCATCAGGGCGGCCAGGCGGGTCAACGACACGGCGAGCGTCGAGATACTCGACGGGAAGCTCGCGGCGCTGACCGCTGGCGGTTTAACAAGCGAAGCGCCGGACGAGGAGGAGAACAGAGATGGCGTGCAAACCGACGCGGAAACGGAAGAGCCATCCGGCGCATCAGACGAAGTGGAAGAAGGGCCGGAAGAAGAAGCCGACGAGGAGCCGCTGAACAGCGGCGACATGACGGAGGCCGGGCTGAAGATGATCCGGGCCGAAGGGCTGAACGTGGACGACATTCCGGGCAGGGCCACCGACATGAAGGTCGGCGTGCCCGAGATACGGGCGTACCTGGAGGCGCTGAAGGATGACTGAAACGCCGGACAAAACGGTGATACTCACCGTCGGGCTGCCCAGGGCCGGAAAGACGACGTGGGCGAGGCGGCAGCCGTATCCGGTGGTCTCGATCGACGCGGCAAGGATCGTCATCGCGGGCAAGCACGAGCCCGACTCGGTCGAACAGGAGTGGGTCCATTACTTCGTCGGCTGCTTCGTCCGCGTGCTGCTGCTGTCCTGCGACACCGTCGTCATCGACGGGATGTTCCACACGGCCGAGCGGCGCCGCCAGTGGCAAAGCAATCAGTGGACCACGTGGTTCAAGGTCATCGACACGCCGGCGGTGGCCTGCCTGTCGCGGGCGCAAGTGACCGACGACGTCAACGTCTCGTGGATAATCGAGCGGATCGCAGACGAGTTCGAGCCGCTGAACGACGACGAAACGAAGCGTATGTGGGACGACCGTTAAAGCGGTCAACGCCGGAAAGACGAACAGTGTAACGTGACAACCGAATAACCCAAACGAGTCCCGACGGCCGTCGGGATGCGTTCGAACGAACCAGACCCCTCTGTCCTGCATGCAGGAGGACAGAGGGGTTTTTGTTTGGGCCCGTGACCGTTTAGCGGCGGGGCATCGCCCCGCGCTCGCCGTAACGGCGTAACGACGAACG